GACGGTTTCGCCATTAACAAGACGGAAACCGCCAATAAGATCATCTTCATCAGTTTCAATAGTAATGTTTACACGGATAAGTTCTCGTCCGAGTTGGGCACACGCTTGTTCAACCGAAAAAGTCTTTCCATTACCCGACAATCCTGTAATGAACGCTGGATAGAATAGACGGGACTCAATAATTTTTTTAAGATCACCGAAGTTGCCAAACTTGACGAAGGTATCATCTTTTTCAGGAATAAGGTTTTGTTCTACTGCAGGCAGTGCGGCAGGTGCCTGATAGTTTTGCTCAAGTTTCTCTTGGATAGTCAAATTCCACTTGCCGCGACCAACTTTACAATCAGTCAATTTATTAGTAACAGTTTGATAATTAGTTCCATTCATAGCACACCAAGCACGAATGTCGGCGGCAGTCACAGACTCCCCATACACTTCTTGAAGAGAAGTGCGGATGTAGTCAGAGGAGAGAGACATAATCTTGTGTTTGTTTCAACTGAAGTTATTATAGGGTAGAGTGGGGCAGAGTCAGGGGCAGAGTGGACAGTTCAAAGAGTGTCCAGGTGCTCTTGCAACTCTTTTATCAGTTTACGACGAGAGTGTCTTCTGTCAAGTTCAATACCGACAGTTCTACCATATTCTTCCAATTCATCCTTGGTCATTTGTGCTAAAGGAGTTGCTTCAATAAGAACCTCTTCTTTAGGGGAAACCACAACATCTTCAGTAACTGGTTCTGGTGCTGGAGCTCCTCCCATTAATTCTCCAAATCTAGACATTTTTAATACCTATACTATAAAAATATTTATCAAGCAACAAGTTCTACAAACTCATTTAGAATTTTTTTATTCATCTTTTTGTTCTTAAGACTCTTCATAAAAGACCTTTTAATTTGTGCTTTAGATGCATCGTCTTCAACTTCAAACTCAGATTCATTTGCAAGTGCAGATGAAGAGAGTCCAAAATATGTGTGATATGCAGAGGTCTTGATTGCAAATGCCCGTTCTTTTTTCCAAATCATTCTCATCCTGTCAAATTCAGACGATTCTCCATGATAACGGCGGATAAAAGAATTAGCATCACGAGATTCTAGAACACGGATACCAATAAAGTTAGTATCAACAAAATTATCTCTAAGATTGCGGAGAAGAATATCAGTCATCTCATACCAATTGTCACCTAGATTATAGGTATTACCAGTCTTACGATCCCTGAGAAAGCAGTTTGAACCGACGTGAGCAGTTCCCAAGAAAGGTTCTGACTCCCAATGACGTTGAACTTCCCGATGATATTTAAGAGAACAACCCTCACCATCAGTAAGAACAACACATTGAACTTTCTGCAACTTATTCTCCTTCTTAAATTGAGGAATAATTTGATGCAATGTAATCATTGCCTCATTCAAAGGAGTTCCCGAAAGACTCATACCAACAGGAAGATGATATTCACAATACCTAGAAAAATGCCAGGCCATGCGGAAAATATGCTTCATCTGTTGTTCCAAAGTCTTGGAGTTGGTTTTATGAGTCAACATATTCATCATAGAAAACCATTCCCCAACATGCATTAAACCTTCTTTCTTTTCATATGAAATTTCACGAAGAATTACCTTTCCATCCTCATCATAAGAAACAACGGGATAGTCATTAGTAAATGCATAAACATCAAAAGGAATGCCAACTTTTTTACAAAACCAAACAAGATTAAAAAGTTGCTTTACAGTATCCAACATTACTTGGGTCATAGAACCAGACCAGTCCAGCACAAACACCAGACCATGATTCTTACCATCAGCAAGAGTCGTTACTTTCTTGAATAGGTCTTCATTGTATTTGTAAGTGTGGAGTTTGGTGCAGTCCAACACACCAGTGCGAGCAGTGGTAGCACGGGCATAAGAATCGGCAGACTTACGACACTCAAACTCTTTGACCAGATAGTTGACTTCTTTCTGAGCAGACTTCTTAAACTTCAGGAATTCAGAATCAACAGCATCAAAAACGGAATTATTATGATAATTATCCCACATTTCGTGACAGGCATCATGAATTGTAGCATTTGAAACCACAGCCTTTTTTAGGTCTACCTTAGGAATCTCAATATACACATTTTCTACCCCCCTCTTATCAATAAGATCTTTGATAGATTCTTCAAGAGAATTCATCGTATTGACCTGCGGATCTACACTTCCTCCACCATCTTGCTGATAACTTGGAGTTTCAAGATCTGCATTATTTTCCCCATCCTCAGATTCTTCTTGTTTCTCTTCTTGCTCTTCTTGATATTGATTATCAATATCTTGCTGCTGTCCATTATCTGCAGAAAAACCAGAACTTTGTGATTCTAAAGAATCCATATCAGTTTTAGTCTCAGTATTCATCTGATCTAGACAATACTTATAGAGTGCCTGTGCTGCCAGAAGAACATCATCAAAATCTTCACAACCCTCAATCATACGGACGATAGGCATTTCAAGATCTTCCCCAAAAGGAATATCAACAAAACTACCAACCTTGAAGTAAAGATTTACACGATCGGCAAGATTCATTTTACTGACATCTTCACACTCAATACCAAAAAAATCTTTGTCGGAAAGATCACTATATCCACGATAAAAGGTTTTGGCAATACCAGCATAACGACGTTTCATCATCTTCTCAATGCGAGTATCTTCAACCACATTTACAAACTGTGGGGGAATTTTATATTCTTTCAACCAATCGCGATCGGGGGTATAAAGTGCATGACCAACTTCATGTGCCACCAGCATATCGTAAATCTCATTGGTGGCACCCTCCCACATAGGGAGGGTCAAAACACGAGTATGAACGTTGAAGCAAGCAGTTTCAACTTGCTTATGCTCCACCACAAGATCTTCAGTTGCCAGTAGTTTAGCAAGTTGCGACTTGATCTCGTGCGAAACTGTCATAATTCTCCGTTCGTATGGACTCATAATACGACGAAACCGCCTTATCAGGGCGGTTCATGTGACGCTTCTTAAATTGTCTCAATGCCTCTCTCCTTGCCCTCATTGCCTGAGGTTTGAGAGTTCGCTTCTGCTCTTTGTTAGAGTGATGCTGCCAGTTTGGTTTAAACATTGATAGTGTCCAAAACATTAATGGTGGGAAACCATCCCACACTAGTTAGTATTTTAATGTCCGCCACATTGTCTTGTCGTTCACCTGGTGTAACTTTTTTAACTGGCAGATGTCCCATTCCCATCTTTTCGGCAAGTTCTTTGACAGATACAGATTTACCAGTACCAACAGGAACTGGACCAGTGATACCACTAGTAGCCCAATATCTAATGGCACGACATACATCCTTCACATGAATCCAGTCTCTACGATGATTAGTCACATAAGTTGCCGTTTTATCCTGCAGCATACGATACATCATATCAGGACGACTATCTGGACCATAAACTGTAGTAAATCTTAATCCAACAGAATTAGGTGGTGCCATAATTTCATTAATCCATTTACTCATCGCATATGGATTTTCCCAGTAATCTTCTTCTACAGAACTAGATGATGCATAAAGAAGTCTAGTTCCACTTTGCCGACACCAATTAAAAATTTTTCTTGCCTTTAAAACATTATTTTCATAAAATTTTTGAGGGTCTTCTAAACTTTCCCTAATGTTTGCATATGCAGCCAAATGAATGATTATATCAAAATCTCCTCCAGAAAAATTTTCCACATCATCGGGAAAATCAATCCCATAAACATTCGGAGATCCTATTGTATCTTGCCAATCCTCATAAACGTTTTTACCAATAAAACCTTTATGACCAGTAATTAAGACTTTCATATTATTCTTCAGAAGTTCCTTTAATACGTTTCCAATCATTATACATTGCTAAAATTGCCCATGAAGATGCAAGACTCTTAGGTCCTTTCTCTAAAAGTTCCTTCTGTTTTTTATTGAGTCTTCTCAAAGACTTGTATTCATTTTTCCAATTCATAGCATACGCGAAAAACCTTTAACCTTATCAAATTTTATGACGCTTTCAAATTTGTCATGTAAATCTGACTTATGTGAGATGACAAATATATTGGCATCACTAATAACATAACGAATGATTTTTAAAAATTCTTCGGTTCCAAAACCATCAAGCGAGGAATCAAATACCTCATCCATAATCAGCAGGTTGGTGTTTACTGAGTTTTTAAGTCTGGCAACTTCTCTCCATGTGAAAAGTAATGCCAGATCAATTCTCATTTTTTCACCTTCACTAAAAGAACTGTAAGAGAAATCTTCATGAATTGGTGATTCTACAGTTTCATTAAACTCCCCATCAAGTTTAAAGTTGATGTAGAAGTCCATCATCTGAAGGTAACGATTGACCTGCTGATTAATGAATGGAAGGTACTTCTTGATGATTTTTGTTTTTACGCCATCATCCTTTAGAAGGGAATAGGCAAAATCGTAATGTACGAT